TCGATACAGAGACGTTTTGCTTTCCCTTTACCTTCAGTGATAAATTTTACTTGTGAGACTTCTTCTGTGATAAGTTTCATTATTCGTCCTCTTCAGTTGGTTGTTCATCTGATACTTCTTCCTCTGATTCCTCTGCATCAAAAACTGATGAAGCAACTTCAGGTCTTAAAGCATCAATACGAACAGCTGCCTTCGCCATCAATGCATCCTTTATTTTATCAGAAACATCACTAGCACTAGCGTCTGTCGCAATCAAATCCACTAATTCTTCCATAAGATTATATTATAGCAATATGTTTATTTATATCTCGGCTGTTTTGGTATCTTTTTGATACTCTGCATCAGTTACTTGTCCTTGTGCATCTAAGTTGTCATCTTGAGGAACTTGTCCCAAATCTCCACCTTCTTGAGGTAGTGGTTCTCCTGTAATTGGATCGACTTGAGATGGATCTGGAAGTATACCATTTTTGATTTCTTCCTCAATCTGCATATCTATTTCTTCTATCTCTTGATCTGTTTGACGAAGTATTCTCTTTCTTACAAATTCTGTAGAGTAATACTTGCCAATGTATGGTTCAATTTGTGCAAGATTACCTAAACGACCTTGTATCATTTCAGTTTCTTTTAATTCTGCAAACTGATTATCATATAAGAAGTCATATTGAATGTGATCTTCCATTTGCTTCCAGTCTTCTGGAGTTACAATATTCTTTAATACTAATTGAGTTTTTAACATATCATTGAACATTGCAGCAAAACGTTTTCTTAAACGACCTACAAATTTAGCAAATTTAAGTTCATCTCTAAGTATTTCTGATGATCTACCTAAATTAAATCCACCTTCAGCAGCAATTCTAGACTCAGGAATACCTAACGCACGATATAATTTTTTCTGGAAGTATTCGATATCTGCAAGTTCACCTAAATTTTGTCCACCTGGTAAAGTTGTAATTTCAGTTCCTCGACCACCTTCTCTTCTAGGCAACCAAAAATCTTCCATCATGCTCATAAATTTACGATCATCACGAACTTCCCCAGTTTGTGCATTATAAACTAACTTATTACGATAGCGATTCATTACCTCTCTAAGGTATTGTTCTGCTTTAATTTTTGGTAAATTACCTACATCAATATAGAATATTCTTCTTTCTGGTGCTCTTGATAATCTATAAATTACAAGACTATCTTCAATCATTCTTAATTGATTAAGTGCCTTGATTGCTTTATGAAGATACGAGAGAACTCGGTTCTTATTTCGATCTACTAAACCTGATGTGCAATATGTAATTGAATCTTTTGCAATTTTGACTGAACCTTTACCTGCCTGTGCAACCATACCAGTAGGGTAGTTAGGTTTCATTGTGTAGATATAATATTCATCAAACTGAGGATTTGGAATGCTATCGTCTTTACTATTAATTCTTACATATGGATCATTCTGCCCATTTGTTTTTTTCTCCTGACGAACATATTTCAACTTCATAGGATCAATATACCTTAGATCCTTTAGACCCTCTTGTGGATTTTTTACATCAATAACTTTCAGATAATATAAACGACCATCTATATACCAATTTCTAAAAATTTCGTGAGACTTTTTATCAAAGTCCATTAATTCTTTGATATATCTAAACTCTTCTCTAATTTTTTTCTTTATGCCTTCACTTGCATTTAAGTTTGAAAGTTCAACTTCAACAGGAGAATCATATAAATCACTAACTATCGCTTCATTAACAACATCTTCAATAGCACCATCCGTTTCTGGATGTAATGCCATCTCTCGATATCTCTTAATTAATTCGTGTTCAGAACGATATGCACCTTCAATATCTACGTATTGACCATAAAAACCACTAGCAATATAATTATCAACCCCGTCCTCATTATTTTTGGG